ATACTAGAACTAAAAGCACATTTGTAAACATCATATTTATTAGTTGTTAAAACTTTAAATTTTCTAATATAATATTCAGAAGGAGTACAATCTAATTGTCTTAACTTAGGTTTATTTAGTGAAAAAGTTTGTGATTGACCTTTAGTTGTGAAATAAGTTAATTTTATAACAAAAGTGAATTTATTTATATAAGAAACAACTTCAAACAAACCATTTAACACACCAGTACCCCTTAAGTCTATGTGTGGGTACACTATTTTGTCATAACCTTGTGTTTGAAATAAATCATCAACAGTAGTTGAACCACTGAATATATTATGTGGTGTTTGTGTTTGTATTTTAGTATATATAGTATCATTTGGGCCAAAAGAACCAATTGTGTTACCATCTGCATCACTAGCCGTTACAGTGTTAATTTCAACGGGGTTAGAAAAATTAATATCATCCCTTGTTACCCCAACCATTTTCCTATAATTACTAGGGTTATTGTGTGTTACAGTATATTCTTGGTCAAGTGTAAAATTTTTATCTAAATTTTCACCATCAATACCTAAAGAAATAATTTGGTGTATTCCAGTGTATGGGTTAGATACCGTTGAGTTGTCGTATACATAAACAAAATCATTTTGTTGTAAATTATGTTTTTGTACACCCACCACACCCAACTTTTCTTCTTCACCACTAGGTATAGATAAAATTAAATTTTTTATCTGTGGACCTAACTCAGCTTTAGATTCTATCGTTGTCCCAACACCACCATCTTCATGGTATGAAATAATATTATAATCATAAATTTTTTTATGTGGGTACAATAACTGTATTAACCAATTGTTTGGTGTTAAGGCCGGTTCACCATCAAAAAGAGGGTCCCAATCTTCATCTAAAGCACCAATAAATAGTGTTGTACTACCGTCTGGATTAACAACTTTTTCTGTTTGTGTTAATTCGTTTGCTGTAAAAATATTAATTTTACCAGAAAACCTATAACTTCTAACTTCTATCCTTTCTTTTTCAAATTGTTCTTGTTGGTTTATAATATTTGTTATATTATAATCAATTAAAGGTTTAGTTGTTCTTTTAAATTTTAACGATAAGAAGTTATCAGAAGGTAAACCTTCAGCCTTTTTAAACACTTTAGGACTAAAACTTATTCTGTCCATAATTTATCTTTTAACTCTAACTTTTATATCTTGTTCTGGGAATCTTATTTGAAACATTGAGTCGTATTCCGCGAATAAAGCAAAATCTTCTGTTAGGTTTATTTGAAATGTAGAAAAATCAACCAAGTCTTGGCTGGTCACATTTAATGAGTATTTACCCCCGTTTTTATTATAAATTTTAAAATCAATAACATTTAAGACACCACCCACGTTATTAACGTTTTCTATTAATTGTGAAAGGTATATGTTATCACCCATGTCCCATTTATTAACATTAAAATAACTTTTAACTGAACTAATTATTCCGCCAATAACTTCCCCTTCAGAAAAAGATTTATCTATAAAAACATCTATATCAAAAGCTAAGTCAAAAATTTTACCATCTCTAGTGACAACATAATCATTAATCATCCTGTAATCAGACAACCAAGACGCTATATTTTCTTTTAATGTATTTGTAGATTGATTGGTTAGTTTACCACCATTATCTAAACCTATTACCGCTATATCTATTTTATTTTGATTTTCAGAAACATTATTTCTAAATGGGATACCAAATGTACCCGGCATTTTATCAATTAAAACAACGTAATCTTTTAATGTTACGGCTCTATTTTGTGAAGAAAAATTATACCTAACCATCTTCTTTATTTGGTCAGTACTTGGGGCATCACCACCACCAAAAGCTGCTACAGGATTATTAACCCTTAAAGAACCTTTAACACTATTGTTTTGTTGTGAATTAGGCCCATTTACATCCATTGTGTATAAACCAGGTGTTTTTAAAACATTAGCTCCAACATTGCCAGAAGCTCCACCACCTGTTCTATATCTAATAAACATAGTTGTATTTACTTTTGGTATTTCACCCATTGATGTTGTGTTAATAAAATCACCTATTCTTAAGAAAAAATTATTATTAGTATACTCTTCTAATGTATCTTCATCTGAAGTACCCGAACCAAAAGTTAATTTACAAATACCTTTATCTGTGTATTCTTTGATAAATCTTCTTTTTGTACTAACCCATTTACCAGGTTTTATAGATGTGTTATCAGAAGTTCTATTAGGGTTTTCTATAAAAATTTTATCTTCCATTAAAGATTCCATTTCATACCATCTTATGTCTGGGTTTAAGAACTGAGATGGTGAAGGGTTAGATACTAAATTATTACCCTCTAAAGTTATCACTTGTTCAATTGACAATACATCTGTACCGGGTAAAAAAACCTCTAAAAAGGGTATTGCGTCAGATTGTGTGATAGTTTTTTTAAGAACTGTAGAAACTCCGGCAACAACAAATTCTCTTTTAACTAAGGTGTAACCAAGTAAAGTACCGTTAGAATTTATGTTTGGTAATACTAGTCTGTTTGGTATCCCTCCTTTACTTAGAGGGTCCGAAAAATCTATATCATCTAAAGTCTCAAAAGTTTGACCACCACCCGCTACTTGTGCTCCAAACCTTAATATAGGAGCGTATCTAATATCGAAAGTATCACCATTAGCGGGTACATTTACAGAAAAATCAACAATGGATACTGCTGGTCTTTTACCTGGTACATTTAACCCTAATGTTCTAGCTATGTTTAAGACAGATTTTCTTTCTTGTGCAAAATCTAATTGTGTTTCTTGGAACATTCTATCCGTATGAAATGATAACATATCTGATACTGCCGCATTTAATTCAACCAACATTGTACCAATAGACGCATCATTAAAGTCTTGAAAGGTGTCTGGGTAATATTTTTTAATAAAATTAAATAATTCTGTTCTTACGTCACTAAAATTTCTAGCAAAATAACTAATTTTTTTACCTTGTATTGCCATTTTATATTTCTATTTCTATGAAATCAGTTCCAGAAAAAGCGGCTGCAGTAACTTTGTAGTCTAAACGAACTAAAGCGGCGTTTTCATTTCTATCTGATTTATTAACTGTTATTTCTAATATTGTTAAGTTTGGTATAAATTCTTGAATGGCTGACTCTATTTCTTTTTGTATTGCTAGGTGTACCACACCATCGTTTTGTTCAAATAAGTATTGCCTTAAGTTAACACCAAAAGTAGGTAGATATAATCTTTGGTTTTTATATGTTAAGAGTAGGTGTAACAAGTCAGATTTAATAGCTCTTTGACTAGTTTTCTCCATTTTAAGGAATTTACCCTTAACATCTTCTTCAAAGGGGAAAGATATGTTTATAAATTTTTCAGCCATTTCTTTTTATTATATAAATATTCAATTATGTAATTTATACCCAAAATATAAAATGTAAATTTTAAGCAACAAAAAACCCCCAATTAAGGGGGCCTTTATTTAACCTTGTTTTTTCCTTATCTCGTATAAAGCCTTAAGTACTTGATACGTTAAGGTTGTGTCGTTACCCCAACTAATTTTTTTCAAGACCGTTAGATTCTATTTTAGTTATGTCGATGTCAACTTCACAAGCTCCACCAGCACAAGCTAGTTCACCTGATAGGTCTGTGTTATCCACAAGTTCAATAACTTTACTTAAATCAACACCACTTAATGACTCCATCATTTTATTGTAAGTTTCTTCATCACAATCTTCGAATGGTGCCTGTTGGTATGTCCCCCCATTATAAGGTAGTACTGACAATCCGTTGTAAAATTTACGATTATCCCACATCCATTCTCCAGCTAACTCCCAATCTTCTTCTTTCAAAGAAACTGTGGCTGAAACGTTATGTGTATTTTGACCGGTTCTATGACCAGGTTTAATCCATTCTTGAGCCACTTTTTTAATTCTTTCTAGTAATTCAAAAGGTGATTCGTGTCTAAGTATTGAACCTTGTGGTGATTTCTGTGGTACAGAAATTACTGCCGTATCATGTGGTCTAAATACCTCATCTTCCACCAACTCAGGATGGTTAATTGTTAAGTAAGTGTAAATAGCTTCATTTTTACCAACTCTAATTCGTCTAATATAATAGTCATTGTGCCATGCGTGAATACCTGAAGAAGTACCTAAAGCTAATGATGTTGTACCAGCCGGCTTGACTGTAGTTGTTCTAGCTGATTCATTAATACCAATTAATCCTGCTACTCTAGAGTTTTCTTCTTTAACCATTTCGGCCGCCTCAGTCATATCATAACCCAAAACTGTACCTGAACCAATACCTGTCATTGATACACCAATAAGAGCGTCTTTTTCAGTAGTTCTTTTCCACACATCTCTTAAATAATGAAAATCAGTATACCCTGCTTGTAATGTACCAATAAACGCTGCCGCTTTAACTCTTTTATTAAAATCTTCTTGTGATTCAATATCAGAAGCGTTAACTTCACATAGGTTACAAAACTGGAATGGTCTTAACGCTATTTCACAACAAGGATTAGTACCCCAATCTTTATCATATGAGAAATAGATTCCAGGTTCACCAGCTCCTGATAATTCAACTCTTTTCCATAAATCTAAGAAAAATTCTTTTGTAATTTTGTTTCTTAATAAAACCGCTGAGTTATTAGCTCTACCTCTTTGTGCGTTAAGTTCCCACCAAGCTCCTGACTTACAAGAAATCATTTCACTATCATCAGCTGAGAAAAGAGAAATTAAAGCCGCTCTTCTAATACCACCAGCTAATACCGCGTCAGCTATGTAACAAACAATGTCATGTACTTCAAGAGTGGTTAATTTTTCTCTATTTTCTTTAGCGTCTAAAACTTTAGTAATATTGTGAATACAATCTTTTAATGGTTGTGGTCCTGGTGCTTTACCACCTGATGTTACTAGTAATGCTCCTTTAGCTCTAATATCAGAAAAATCAAAGATAGGTGTTGATGAATTAACACCAAAGTAAGACTTCATTAGAACTTTGATTGCGTCAGCCCAACCTTCAATAGAATCACCAATTAAGTATCTTCTTGTTCTGTTTGGGTTTGGTTTTTGAATTTCGGGTAACTTTTCTACGTGGTGTTTTTGTACTGAATAACCAACACCCGTTCCACCTAACAATAAAAACATTGTTTCTGAAAAGGCATCTATATGGTCAATCGGTAAATAAGCACAATTATAAACTCTGTTTGGTGATATTTCTATAGGTCTCCCACCAAACTGTAAGGACCTCATTGAAGGTAATATTTTTTTATCATACACCATTTTGTACACTTCCTCTATCTCTTCTTTTAATTTAGGATATTTTTTTTGGTGCATTTCTTTATTTCTTGTTACTAACTCCTTCCAAGTTTCCCTTCTTTCTTTTTCGGGAAGAAATTTTGCGTACTTCATATAGACAGTAATGTCTGATAGAATTTGATTTGATAATTCCATTTTTTTTTTAATTTTTTAATTAATTATTATTGGTTTAATTTGATTCGGTTTTTCTTTGTTCTTTTCTTAATTTTGCCATTTTTAACCTTTCTTTAGCGTTTTCTTCTTTTCTAACCTCAACTTTCTTTTCATAACCTAAGAAAGTATCTGAAGTTTCTGTGTCGATATAAACTTTTCCGTTATCAAATGTACAATCTTCAAAAAGAACCCCATCTTTTCCAAATCTAGATTTTAAAACTGCTATTGTCGCTCTATTACCTTCTTTTTGTGATAGAGTTCTAGCGATAGACATAATAAAATGTCCTATTTGGGCTTTTTTGATTGACCCACCCATTTGGTCACCTGTAACTACATCCGAAGAAATTGAACTTCTATTACCTTGTACTGCGGTCCATCCCACAATATTGTATTCAGCTAACATAGATTCAAAACCTCTCATTACATTACCTTCACCTGACCACTCGTCATTATATCTTCTTGTGGATTCAACACAATCAATATAGTCTAAAACAATCATATCAGGTTTAAATCCTGTTGAGATTAGGTGTCTTACGTATGTTTTAATATGATTAACCGTAATCCCTTCAGAAGGAAACTTTCTTATAATTAAATCATTTTCTTTACCGTCTGTTTTTTCTCTTATCACATTAATTACACCCTCCTTGTCATCCGATAATTGGTTGAGTTCGATTCCACTCCAACAAGCCGCGTGTTTTCTTTTGATAACATCAGGTATATCTTCAAAAACGATTTGTAAAACATTTGCTCCCACGTTATAGGCCGTGTTTGCCATTTTAGTTAATATAGTTGTTTTACCAACACCGTAAGGTGCTAATACAACCCCTAATTCACCTCTTGATAGACCCCCATCGGTTAATTCATCAATACCACTTATTCCTGTCGGAACTGGGTGTCTAAAATCTTCTTCTAAGACCGTGTCCCATCCCTCGGTTATAGAAGTTCCGTCATCTTTTTCAGCTCCTACGGATAGAGCTTCTTTCATAATCTCAGCACATTCTTCATATCTACCAAATTCACCGTTATCAATGATTTTAGATATTTTATCGTTAGCTTTTTTTAACTCTTGTTGTCTACAAAAATTTAACGACTCTCTTTGAACATACTCCCAATCTTCAACCTCAAGATTTCTTATTTCTTTTGTGATTTCAAAGACATAATCTTGTGTGATTTTATCTTTGATTTCTACCTTTAAAATAGTCTCTAAAGTATCCCAAGCGGGTATCTTTTCAAACCTTTCATAATAATCTTTTATTGTTGCTATAATTAACCTAAAATATTCGTTGTCAAAATACCTAGCGTGAACAATATCTATAATTCTATCTGAAAATTTTTTGTTAGCTGGGTGTAATATTTGATTGATTAATTCTGTCTGAAACTTATATCCTAAATACCCTAACGTTAACTCTTTACTCATCCTCTAACATTTAATAATAAATAACTATTTACAACGATATTCCGCAGTATTCCACACTAAAATTTTCTTTAGAAAATGTCTCTTGTATTTCTTTGATTAAAGAAGGGATTATCTTTCTAACATCCACAGAGTATCTAACTCTTTGTGGATAAACATTACCAGTAAATCTTCTTTTACCAATAAGTCTATCATCTGTTTTAATTTCAAAATCGAAAACATCCTCATTTTCAAAAATATTTTCTGATATAATGTCTTCTTGTAATTGTTTTTTATATGGGTTGTAACTTTTATATAGGTATTCATAAGTTTTTTTCTTCAAGTCTGTTTCTATCAATCTAACACATTCATCTAAACAATATTTAGATTCAATAGATTTTAAAGATTTTGATTTAAAGTTTCTAACTGTAAAATACCTTTGGCAAATAATATTACCGTTAATGTACAACACAAATTCAAATTTTTTCATTTTTTCTTTTTTTAAAGTTTAACTTTTCTTTTTTAATTAATTTAACAAATGGTTCCATAAAACTTAAATAACCATTTTCACCACCTGGTAGAGAATATATAACACCATCTTCTATCATCATTTTTAGAACATTCTTCTGTTCTCTTCCTTTTGGGTCTAGAGGTAATTGTATTAAATTATTAACACATTCTGTAGCCTCTTCAGTCAATAAAGGTTCATTTAAATTGATTATTTTGTTATTTATCTCGTAAAGTGGTCCTCTATGAGAACCTTTTGTTTTTCCCTCTATTATATTTTGAATGACTTTAAGGGGTGTCTTTCTTTCTTCTTGTATTTTTTTACTAGATTCAATAATTTCTTCTAGTGTGACTTCTCTTTCCTTTATTTGGGGAAAGTGTTTTAGGAGTGTGTTTTCTGTAACTCCATCGACACCTTTAATAAAATCACTTTTACAACCTTCAATTATTTTAACTAGTCCAGCGTTTTTATAGTGGTGTTCAAAGAACCATTGGTAGTTCCCTATACCTACTTCCATCTTTTTATCAGCTAAA